TTGTCTGATGCTGGTGATATAACAATTTCTCCAGCTCCAACTGGTGCTGAATGGGAAAGAATAAGAAGTGTAAGAGATGACCTTTTAATGCGATCAGATTGGTCACAAGGTGCAGATTCACCACTAAGTGCATCAAAGAAAACAGAATGGGCAACTTATAGAGAAAAATTGAGAGAATTACCAGAGGATCAGAAAAGTAAGACTAAATTTTCTGATATTACTTGGCCTACAAAACCTTAATAATATCCTACCTAAATACTTCCTGAAAAGGAGGTTCATATAAATACTTTAAAAACAATATTAATCCTATTAATAGTTTCGGGGTGTGGTGTCCCGCCAGATGATTGGGTCGATACCACAACAGAATATCCACCAAAATGGGTAGTGGCCTCAAAGTTTTTACCACAAGAAAAATTGCAAGGACTACTACCAGCTGGATTCTTTGAGTTAAAGGATGTAATATATTCTCATTATTGTGATTCTCATGGAAACATGATAAGAATGAAATATAATGAGGACAAACAAGAATGGAAACAAGTAAAATATGAAACTCACGGATGCATTTGAACAAGTTATCATATTCGTGATTTCACATGGATATTTATTTGCATCTATCCCTTTTGTATTAGGAATATTAGGTGCAATTATTTTAGAAAAATAGAGAAAAATTATGGCTGAATATAAAAACGATGAACCCTGTGAATACATTTATGATGTGGTCGCAGTAACAAAAGTGGTAGATGGAGATACATTGGATTGTGTCTTTGATTTAGGATTCGATGTAATGTTTAAGAGTCGAGTAAGAATGTTGGGCATTGACACACCAGAATCCAGAACAAGAAATGCAAACGAAAAGGTCTACGGACTATTATCAAAAAAACATCTCAAGTCATGGGTGCATTGGGCAGTCATGTCAGATAGAGATGATATAGAAATCCAAATTAGATGCCCAGAGAAGGATAGTCGAGGAAAATTCGGTAGAATTCTTGGTGAGGTATGGGTGAACTGTACTGAAGATGGACATGATTTTGGAGGATGGACAAATGTAAACAAATGGATGTGTGAAAATGGTTATGCAGTAGGTTACTGGGGCCAGAATAAAGAAGATGTAGAAAGTGAACATATGGCCAACCGAAAGATGCTCGCAGAGTCGGGTGAACAAGAACTCTTAACTTAAAGGAAACAAAATGGCAAAGAAGAAAGAAGTGAAATTCTCCGAAAGTGTAAGTGTCGGTGATGAGGATTTAGATGTAAGTGCAGAAATGACAGATTCAAGTGTTAGTGCAGAAGCAGAAGTTGATGTAAGTGCAACTTTTGAGAAGGCTGCAAAAGAAGAAATTGCAAAAGCTGAACAGGCAATAAAAGAACGTGCAGATGAAGCTGCAAGACTTGTTGCACAAAAAGCGCAAGAGGATGCGGTACTAAAAGCAAAGAAACTTGCAGCGGAAAAAGCTGCAGCTGAGTCTGCGATGAAACAAGCTGCAGAGGAAGAAAGAAAACGTGCAGAACACGCAAAACGAATTGCAATGAGACAAGCTCCAGTAGAGAAAGCTGCAAGCAAATTGAAAGATCAATTTAAATTTTAAATATGAAAACATTTTCACAATATCTAAAAGAAGCATCTAAGTATATTGTTTCCAAAAATCCACACGACAAGAAGTGGTATGTAATGGGTCATGTGGGAAACAATAAATGGATGCCAGTTTCTAATGGATTTAAAAACAAAGCCCAGGCACAGAAGTGGGCAAAGAGTCAAGATAAGGTAGACTCCGCCGCTCGTGGAGAAATTGGTGGTGTATAAGATGAAAACATTTAAAGAATATGTAAAACCCACAAAAATAACAATAAAAGATAAGAGTGGTAAAACTCATACTCCAAGTGTAAGAATTAAACCAGATGCTACTCATATTGCAATAATACATTGGAATAAAATACCAGCATCTAATTTAGCAAGTGGTGTAGATGCACATACAGAATTTATTACTGGTACGGAAAAGAGTTTAGAAAAACCAGTATCACATACACTAAAAAGACATGGGAAAAATATTAAGAGTGTAGAAATTCAAAAAATAGATAAAAAGTACTTATGAAAACATTTTCTCAGTACATATCTGAAAGAGTATCTAAATCTGATTTAGACCAAATAGAAAAATATGCTGATAAGTTATTTGCTGCTGTTGGGATTGATATTGAGTTCACTCGGCATTTTTTGGATAGGGTTAATGATGCCCGAAACAAGAAGCCGATTAACTCAGCTGAACTCATACGATTATTTAGATTGACCTATAAGAAACATGGTAAGAAAATTGCAAGTCTGGGCCCAGATGCACAGGCTGTTATTCATGATATGGAAACAGATGTTAATATGCCGTTTGTACTTAATCTCAAGAAAGGTATGTTAGACCTTGTTGCAAAAACTGTAATGAGGAAAAAAGACTTCAAAACAAGTAATCAAAAGTTAAGGGTATGAAAACATTTAAACAAATAAGTTCTGAAGCAAAACAAGGTCATGCACTAGTTGTGGGTGGTAAAATTGTTGCAAGAGGATCTAAAAAACAATTACTGAAGAAAGCAAAAAAAGATGGTGTTAAGATAGACCATAAGAAAAACTTTCTAGCTTATACTGGTAAAGATATTGGGGATAATTGGGAATGAAAACATTTGGAGTATTTAGAGAATCACTAGACGATAAACTCGACAAATATGTTAGTGATGAAATAAAGAAAAGAAAACTTGCAAAATTCCCTGTAAATGCAACAGATGATTATAAGATGAAAAAGGGAAAACCAGCCTTTACTTTCCCTTCACCAACTGGTTCAATGGTCATTCATGTATGGTTAAGACCTATGGCCAAACCAGCACCAAAAACAATGAAAGCTTTTAATTATGAACTTGATGATAAATAATGGGAATCAACAAAACAATTAACAGACATTGGAGAGATTGGGCAGGACTTGTTTATCTTTTCATTTGTCTCTGTGATTTTTTCATAGGGCCTGTAGTCTGGAATATATACATGAATAGTTATTGTAATATGATGGTAGCCAAAGATTTGGTATGCGATGCGAGTCGATGGACACCTCTTACTTTAGAAGGAGGTGCAATGTTTCACTTGTCATTCGGAGCCATATTAGGTGCAACTGCTTGGAAGAAAAAAGAAGAACTGGAAACTCATAATAACAATAAGTCTGATACTACTTAGTGGATGTTCATTAACAAATTGGTTTCTATGGAGTAATGGAGAAAGTGGTGACAGGACTACCTTACCAGTAACATTGGATTCTCTTATTGAAATGGGAGAGTATTCCAAACTCATCTATACTGATAAGGGAATATTTGCAGATGGTAAAGTATCACCAGAAGAACCAGAATTTTATGGTTTGAATAAGATGATTTCAGACCAATATCGTATCAAAAAAGACCAGTTTTCTTATTTTGTAATTCAAGAAGATGGTATCACTATTCTCATTTTTAGAGGTACAGCAAATTGGAAAAACATACTATCTGATCTTGATGCAAGACCATTTATTGATAACAAATTAGACACAAAACTGCATAGAGGTTTTAGAGATGCAGCTGAAACCATCTACGAAGATATTCTAGACAAATATGAATTAGATCATACAGTATATTTGACAGGACATTCATTAGGTGGTGCAATAGCACAAATCATAGGATTATGGTTACATAAAGGAGATCATAATGTTCAAATTTATACTTTCGGAAGCCCAAAAGTCAGTACTACATTTTATTTTAACGAACCCAATCATTGGCGGGTGGTTGATAGGAATGATCCTGTGCCTTTTCTTCCTACTTTACCTTATGTTCATTCGGGGGTGGTAATTGATATAGAGACATTATCATGGAGCGAAACCCATGAAGAAAGAGGCATTCTACAAACAGATGGATTAGATCATTCGATTAAAGACTACCTTGATATACTATATAATCATTCAGAATGTGATGCAAAATGCAGAGGATCTAGGGAAATCAGAGATTGATGAGATATATTTTAATTTTATGTTTAGTATTTGGTGGATGTAAATATTGGGATCACTTACAAGCAGGAATGGATGTTCCATGTCCTGAAGGTGAACATTGTTTAGATTTAACATCAAGAATGGGAGGACTTGAAGGAAATATTTTTAAGACTCTCAAGCCTATAAAGGGATGGAGACAAATAGGATGTGTTCATTCTAAACAACTAGACCCTGACACAGTAATTGAACAAATGTACTGTGAGTATTGTAATAAGGAAGATCATCAAATGTGGATGATATATGATTATGGTGATGAATCATGGACTATGAGTGATCAAGAATGGCTTAACATATGTGGAACTCCACATCCCAAATATAAAAATTGATAAATAGTTTTGTTGTACAAGTGGTACAACACCTATAGTGATGGAAGTCACTTAACCTATAACGCTCGGAAGGAGTAAATGATATGAAAAAAATAATTGCCCTCGTGGCGGTGGCTGCAATGTTTGCAGCTTTCAGTATAAGTACAGTTGGTAAGAAATTACCTTCAGTTGGTTATGTTCTAGTGGGCCCCAAAAATGATGGGGGATGGTCGATGCGTCACCATCAAGGATTTCAATCCTTAACAAAACATGGTTACAAAGTCTCTATGGTAGAGATGGTGCCAGAAGCAGATTCCAAAAAAATATTCCGTAAACTTGCAAGAAAACATGATATTGTTTTCGCAACCTCATTTGGTTATATGGATCATATGTTGAGTGTTGCAGAGAAAGATCAAGATACAGTTTTCATGCACGCGACAGGATATAAAGGTAACAAGACAAACATGGACAACTACGTTTGTCACTCATTTCAAGCACGATACCTTTCGGGGATTGCAGCTGGAATGATGACTAAGACTAATAAAATTGGTGTAGTTGGTTCTCATCCAATACCAGAAATCATTCGTAACATCAATGCACTAACTATTGGAGCTCAGTCTGTAAATCCAGACATAGAAGTTAATATCGTTTGGATTAACTCATGGTTTGATCCCCCAAAAGATATGGATGCAGCTAAGGCTCTTTTAGAATCTGAAAATGATATTCTCTTTACTACTACAGATTCACCAAGTGTAGTTTCTCTTGCACAACAAGCATGGAAAACTGATGGTAAAGAAGTATGGAGTATGGGTAATGATGCACCTATGGGAAGTAACGGCCCAGACAGATACATCACAGGAATGATGTTCAACTGGAATGTTCTCTACAAACACATTGTTGATTTACTTGCACAAGGAAAACTCCAAATGGATCAAAGATGGAATTGGGGTTTGAAAGAAAATTGTGTTGGTCTATCGCCTTGGGGTAAAAATGTTCCAGGCTCGGTTGTCAACAAAGTTGAGACAATCAAGATGAATTGGATTAATGATGACTTAGATGAATGGTATCCATTTTCTCAAGGAATTACGAAACAGGATGGTTCGACAATTTCTGCTGGTGTTCTCAAAAGACCAGAGTTGGAAACTATGCAATACTTTGTAAAAGGTGTAGTCAACAAATTCCCCACAAAATAATTTGGTTTCGGGAAGGACTCATGGATGAGAAATTCCCACCAAACCCCTCATTATAAATAGTAACAATCACAATTAAATAAAGGAAAATATGTGTAATAACGAGCATTGCAAGGCTGAGAATTGCATTTGTGACCCATGTGAATGTACACCAGATAATCAATGTGAATGTTGCGAGAAATAATATGAAGTCACTACTGAAATGGTGGTTAATATTCTGCCTTGCACTTCTAGCAACAGGAGTGTCAGGATATTTTAATCTCCACAATACACTATATGTTGCAGATACTACTAAATTAAGTTTTTTAATACTTGGATTATGTTTAATAACTTCCATATGGATAGGAAGAAAGACCTATCAAGTTGGTGTGAAAGATGACTATGACCAATCAGCTGAAGTTGGTTGGTTTATTTCAGAATCTTGTTTAGCACTTGGAATGATAGGAACTGTAATAGGGTTTCTTTTGATGTTAGGTACTGCATTTTCTGACCTTGATGTAACAAGTTCTGAGGCTCTTCAGACTGCCCTTGCAAGTATGGCGGTGGGTATGTCAACAGCACTTTATACAACTCTAATAGGATTAGTTTGTTCATTAATTATTAAGGTACAATTAGTGAATCTTGAAGTTGCATTGGAGGAGTAATGGATTCCAATGTTAGGTTCAAATCCTCTATAGGATTTATAGACCTTTTGTTCAACATTCTCTTAGGGTTTGCATTCCTATTCATTGTTGCCTTTCTCCTCATCAAACCAGAAGCGAAAAAGAAAGATTTTGATAGACGAGCTGAGTTCGTGATTATATTAGAATGGGATCACGATGCTCTGGATGATATTGATTTACACGTTCAAGACCCTACAGGAGATAGGGCCAGTTTTAGATTACCTAGAGTAAACTTTATGCATCTTGATAAAGATGATTTAGGAACAAGGAATGATACAATAATAAATGCAGATGGTACTGAGTCAACTGTTGAAATTAATAGAGAAGTTATTACGATTCGTGGAATAATACCAGGCGAATATATAATTAATGCACATTATTATTCTACTAGACAATATGGTACTGTAGAAATGGGAGAAACTTTTCGTAAAGAGGAAAAGACAAAAGACCTTACTGTAAAGGTAGAATTACATAAAGTTACACCTTATAAAATATTATGGGCTGGAGAAAAGACATTTGTAAGTAAAGGACAGGAAGAAACTTTTTTAAGATTTAAAATAGACAAAGATGGGAATATTATACCACCATTTACGTTTGAAGAAAAAAGGTTTATTAGTCCAATAACAGGAACGAGTGTAATGCATCCTATTCGTTCTACACGCGATGCATATGATGAAGAATCTGAACCAAATGGAGATCCAGACCCAGCAATATACGGATTTTGATATGATAGAAAGTTTAATTTTTGGATTAATAATATTAACTATAACATCTCTTTGGGTGTTGATAGAACAAAGAAAGAACCCTAAATTTTTAATATGGTTTATACCATTATTGTTAGTATTGGTTTCATCAACATATGTTACATATACTTCAATATTGGGAAAACCAAGAGTTGAGATACCAAAAGAAGGTTTGTATCTTAAACATTATATAGCAGAACCAAACTGGATATATCTTTGGGTACTTGAAAAAGATAATGTTCCTATATCATATAAATTTGCATACTCCAAAGAAGCCCATAGGGGTTTAGAAGGAGTTGAGGAGAAATCCATACAGGGTGATTACATGATGTTAAAAGAAATTGAAGAAGAAGATGGTCAATCAGAGGGAGATTCAGAAGAAGAAGGTTCTGGTTATACAGTAGGTGGTAAAGTAGGTTTCTACAAGTGGGATTATACCAAAGATTTACCACCAAAAGTCATAAACAATTAAGGAGAAAAGGTAATGAAAAAACTATCATTATTAATTTTCGTAATGATGGTGACATGGATAGTTACTGGTTGTACAACTAAAATGGACAGTAATGGATGTTTTGGTTATACTTATGATATAGGATTAAAGAGAGGAACACTAACGAAAAATCAAATGTATTCCTCACCATACAGACAATGTGTGGAAAAGAAGGCCCCTCATAGAAATCTAGAGAGGAGGCCAAATGGTTAATAGGAGATTATTATGTTTAGTAAAAAAGAAATTTTGGTTGGAGTTGTTGCAGCCATTTTAGGTATGTTGGTTGCATGGTCTTGTAGACTAGAAGCCACAGAAGTAAAAGAGAAAGTAGAAGTTAGTGACAAGTATCCTAATTTTCTACTCTATAATTCTACTACTGGTTGTTTTAGTGGAGTAGTGCAACTTATGATTATGCTTAATCCAGAACTTGCACAAACTCCTGCACCACCAGCAGTTCAACAACAAATACTTGCACATTGTTCTTGTATTATGGATAGAATTAGACACAAATATACTATCCATGAATATAATAGTAGAATAAATGATTTTCTTTGGATAAAGAAATTGTGGGGTAAATTTGGTACAGAGTGTGCTAAAGAAGGGTATTTGGCAGGTTTGGGTATAGCTCCAAATGGTGATGTAGAAGATAATAAAACAATAGAATCACCAGAACAAGACTCTGAAGAAGAAGAGCCTTTAACTGAAGATTCAACACAATTTCAAGGGTAAAATGAATATCAAGTATTTTTGCTTGATATGTTTAATGACAATAATTACATCATGTGCAACATTTAACATATCGGCAACAGATAATAATGTAACAGTAGACAATAGAGATGTATCTAAGTCTAGAAGTTTTGAGTCAATAATAGAAACTTCTAAGGAGTCTATAGTGTTATTATCTAGTAGCCCTTATGAAAATCCATCTACTGATACTAGTAAAAATGCAGTATGTACTGGTGTGATAATTGATGAAAAAGGTCATATACTAACAAATTACCATTGTGTTCATAATCAAAAATATATAAAACTATATTATTATAGTGAAGAAGATATAGATGAATATATGGTTGAGACTATAGGCTCAGACCCACTCGCAGATTTGGCTCTACTCAGGGTCATAGATTATGAAGGAAAACTACCACATCTCAATTTTGCAGAAAATACAGGAGATTTACAAAGTGGCACAGAAGTTTTTACATTAGGTCATCCAATGGGTATGGCATGGTCAGTCACAAAAGGAATAATTTCCAATAATGAAAGATTTGCAAGACATCCATATATCCATGCAATTCAGACAGATGCATCTATTAATAAAGGAAACTCTGGTGGCCCTCTAATGAATATGCAGGGAGAAATTGTTGGAATTAATACTGCAATGATTTCTCAAATAGGTCAAAGTGCAGGAGTTGGTCTTGCAATTAGGGGAGACATTGTAAAGAAATCCCTAGAGTCTATGTTAGAAATTGGAGAAGTTATAAGACCAGCTATTGGTGTACATATAATGCCACTAGGTCATCCACAACAAAGAAAATTGGTGGTAAAGGAATATCCCAAAGTAAAGGAATCCCACATACCAAATGTTTCTGGAATGTTTGTAAGTGAACCATCTGGTACTGAACTTCCAGAAGGAGTAAAAAAGTTTGATACCATAATAGCCATTGATGGAAAACCTTTTAACAATGGTATCGAATTCTCAGATATTTTGAGTGAACATGAAGTTGGTGATGAAGTAACACTAACTATTATTAGAAAAAGAAGATACATATTAGTAAAAGTTGAATTGAAGGAACTTCCTATAGATGTGGAAAAGATGTATCCCTCAAATACAACTATGATACCTAATGATAAAGATAATGAAAAATGATACTAGAAAAGGCAGGCTTAGAACTTGCAAAAAAATTATGTGAAGATGACCCAGTAAGGAAACAAATTCCTTATGAATGGAGAGTGAATAACGGACTTAGGGAAGTTTTTCATTTAGAGGAAAAAGCAGTATTGTGTGTAGCACATTTGTCAGAGATTCCTAAAACTGAAGAAGAACTTTTGACATTGCCGTGGGGAACTTTTTCAGTCTTTTATACAGTCTGGTCAAAGAAAAAGGGATTAGGTAGACGGATTGTCTTGGACACTTGGAATTTATTGAAACTCCAACATACCAACAATCGGTATGTCACATTGAGCCCAAAGACTGAAATGGCCATGAATTTTCATTTAAATAATGGTGCAATTCTTCTACATTCCAATGAAAAAACGAATAATTTTGAATATATTTGAAAAAAAAACTTGACAATGCTTTCGGGTTTCTGTATAATAGTACATGAAAAGTGAGGAATGGGTTCTCACTAAAACCTCAATGAGAGATGAAAATGACAAGAACGATAATGACAGTAGGAATGGTAATTGGTGCGTATGTGGCCGGTATGAATGGAATAACTCATGTAGAAGTTATGGAAATGATTGAAACTTCTAGGACATACGTTGAAGGAATGATAGAGTATGCAGAAAGTTATAGAGGAGAAGTTAGTTCCGTTGTTGAAACCGCAACTGAGTATGTGGGGATGCGATAATGGGTTTCTTTCTTAGTCCTTTTAGATTTATATTTGAACTAATTGGATTTTTATTGTCAGCTGCATTTCTTTACGGACTTGCATTAATTGCAGCCTTTGCAGTTATTTCATATGGTATTTCAACAATGCCTAAAGTTGAACCAGAAGTAATATATGAAGAAAGAGTTGTCACAGAATATGTTCCTGTACTGGAAAAGAAAAAACCAGAACTTACTTGTGATCGTATTGCAGGATGTGAAGTTTTTCCCAATGCAGTAACAGAAAAAGAATATTGTCCTACTTGTATAATTAGATAATGAACTTGTGAAATGGAAATCAAAATCCACTCTAGAAATATAGACAAAAAACTAAAAATTGCAATGTATGCAATGACTGAATTTGCCATGGCAAAATTAGTACCTTCTGATAGATTAAGGAATAATGTTTCAATCAATATTCATATGAGACATCATGACGAAGGTGGTGAGGCTATGTTAGCAGAAAATGCAAATAGATATAGACCAAGAGATTTTAAGGTTATCATTGACCCACACCAAGCAGAGATAGATGATTATAACAGGACACGAACTGACACAGAATGGGGTCATACGATACTCAGAACTCTTGCTCACGAACTTGTTCACGTTAAACAATATATAATGGGTGAATTAACTTGGAGAGATAAAGGTTTATTATGGAAAGATGAAACATATGATGCCCTCTACCTTACAGACCATTTAGAAACACCTTATGAGATTGAGGCTTATGGTAGGGAAAAGGGTTTGTTTGTTTCGTTTCTGATGAGATGGAAAGAAATTGAAAAAGAATTAGGAATGGAGTATGCGATAGAATAATGGTACGGAAAATGCACTATTAAGTGTATGTACCATGATTATTATAGACACAAAACTTGGGAAGCAAAACACTATTGGGTAAATCAATTTGGTATCATAGAACATGATATTTTTGCACATATTCCCCCACAACACTATGTAGTGAAGTGGAAAGAAGGTTTTGAACGAAAAGAAAAACATTTTGATAATAAGAAGGAAGCCAAGGCCTTTTTCAGAACAGTAAGAAAGACTGCAACACATTTTTATAGACTAGTCAGGTGGTATTAGAATGACCAAAATAATTGTATCATTAGAAACAAAAGAATCTTTAGACATATTTCCATATATTGGAAAATATGTTGATGGTGTAAAAATAAATCATTTGTTATGGAATGAAGTAGATTTTGATGTTCAAGAAGGTAAAGAATTGTTTGTTGATTTCAAACTTTGGGATACGCCAAATACTGTGAAAACAGTTGTAGAGAGTATCATCAAAAAAGGTGGAACTATGACAACAATTTCTACGTTTAACTGTGAGAGTGTTTTTGATGAACTGGAACAATTCAAGAATGACATAAAACTTTTAGCGGTTACATATCTTACATCATGGAATAGAGATGAACAATACCAGATATGTAGAGAAATGCCTGATTTTATGTGGAGAAGGCATTTGAGTAGAGTAAAAGGATTCTATGGTGTAGTTTGTTCTGCACAAGACATAGGAATGTTAAGTGGTGCAGATAAAAGTTTAAAAAGAGTATGTCCAGGCATTACTCTACCAATTAAAAGAGGAGCTCCTAGTGGACAAGTTAGAATAACTACTCCAAAAGAAGCCAAAGAATTAGGTGCAGATTATATTGTGATTGGTAGAGCGATTACTGCATCAACAGACCCGATACGAATTATAAAAGATATTCGTGAACAACTGGCCCCATCGTTCAGTTAGGCCTAGGACTCAGGATTGTCAATCCTGCAACATGGGTTCAAATCCCATTGGGGCCGCCAACCTTATAATGAGCAAGTGATATGAAAGTAGCCCCAGGCTGTTATTTTGAACAAGAAGAAGATGAACCTATTGACCCTATTCGCGGGAAAAAAACCTCAATAGACATACCAAACCCTATATATTATAGGAAATCAGAACTGGATGATATTCCAGATGATTATGCGACTAGAATCATGAAAATGAGAAAGTCTCAGAAAGTTATTCCAGAACGTGAGGTAAAAACGCCTGATGGTTTTGCAGTAACAATAGCCTATAATAAGTCAGGGTATCAAGTAATCCCTAAAGAAGATTTAAAAAACTAAAAATGGAATATTTAGAAATATTTTCAGCTTGTATACAATCTTCCCAAATTAAATTAGATGTAAATTCATTGACTTCATTTTGTTATGAATTGAAACGTAAACATAGTGAAGGTGTAAAGTTATCAAATTTTGGTGGATGGCAAAGTGGAAATATCAAAAATAATACACATCCAGAGTTTGTAAAACTTATGTCTGAAGTTCAAAAAGCAGCTGACATATATCATAATAAATTACAATTTAAAAAACAATATAAACAAGAAATATGTAATATTTGGATTAATATAAATGGAAAAGGACACGCAAATGAATTTCATTGTCATCCAATGTCCGCCATATCTGGATGTTTTTATTTAAAAGATTCTATTTTTCCGATTAAGTTTAAACATCCATACGAAGAAATTTCCCCCTTTTATTGGGATGGAAAATATATTGAAACATATAATAATTTAAATGCTGGTCAATGGTCTATAAAACCAAAGAAGAATACTATTATTATGTTTCCGCCTTGGTTATATCATAAAGTTATGATGAATCAAGAAGAAGTTGATAGAATTTCTATAGCTTTTAATACAATATTTGTAAAAAATGAATGGAGAAATTATGAAAAATAATGGATTTGCAGGAGAATATGAAGAAGGTGATGATTGGGCTGAAAAAGAAGAAAGAGAACTGTTAGATAATGGATTCTCAAAACCCTATGTAGCATCTATGATTCATGAGATGAAAAAAGTGAAAAAAAGTGAAAAAAAGACTTGACATTGATATGGTGTTTCTGTATAATAATAGATGAAAGGTTAGGGAAGAACCCAAAAACCGAAACCCCAAAGAGATTGATTATGAATTTAGGAATGCGAAACGGAAAAATGGTCGGAACTACGGAACTCAACGAAAGAATGAATGGAGCAACTGTTCTTGCACGTTTGACTGAGTATGGAATGTCTGCTTTCACATATGCAAATGAGACACAAGCTATGAGAGCTAGAGACAGATGGAGACATTCAGTATTAAATGAAACTTTGAACTTTGATGTCATTCGTGGTAGTCGTGTTTGGTTTGTCAGAGTTAGTGAACGAGAAAGGGGATAATATGGAACGAGAAACTTATTACGTTGCAAAATTGATGAAAGAAGGAGAATTTCTTTCTTCAGAAATTTTTGAGTCTATGGAAGAAGCTAGACTGTGGGCAATGAAGGAAACAAAATTGTTAGTGTCGGATTCTTATTTGAGAAGATGTAAAGCTGATGATATTGTTGTTGAAATCGATGAACATTTCTTTGGTTATGAGTGTTCAGTTGGTGAACTTTTAAAAAATAGTGAAAGGGTATTATGAATAGTGAAATGAAAGAAGGAATGGAAATGATGCTAGAACATATGCGAGCCGATTACTGCGGATGGTCTAGAAGTGGATTTCGAGATATTAGTGAAGAAATTCTTTCAGATTCAGAGAAACGATATTGTGATGGACTTCATTATACTGTCGGTCAAAAATACATCAAAGTTATTTCTGAGTCAGGTAGTGTTTCTGGTTTCATTGTCAATACTGAAAATGACAAGAAGTTTGCACTTGGTGATATTTTGAAACCTGCGGGTTGGAGAGGCCCTGCAAAAAACTTTGCAAGGGGTAACATTCTTGAAAGGAATTTTTCCAGACTCCGATGGACTGGCCCACTATAGAATTTTAGGGGAGGCTGTGCAAGTGGTGAGCTCAACAGACTGTAAATCTGCCGTCTAACGACTGTGGCGGTTCAACTCCGCCCCTCCCCACCAAAAAAGTGAAAAAAAGACTTGACAATGTTTTGGGACTATGAGATAATATACTTGTAAAATAAATGATTAACCTCTAACGAGATTTGATATGGAAGATAACAGTTTTTTGGTCGGTGACAGAGTGGTGTGTGATGCGATAGTGTCTTGGACAGGAACGATAACCAAGAAAAGTGAAACTGCCGATGGTGATTATACTTACATGATTTTTTATGATGAAGATGAGAGTTGTCATTGGGTCGGTGATGAAGATTTAATATTAGCATAAAGGATATATTATGAAAGAAAAAATTGATTTAAGTCTAAACAGAAGTTTAGAAGAACTAATTTCTTCCTATTGGGAAGCTGTGGTTTCAACAACAAATTATGAAAATGAAGGTATAGAATCTAGTGATTTTTATGTACTAGAAAATTACCTTTCTGATATGGGGGTATTATGAGTGTTGCAAGAACGATTTTGAGTCAATTAGGTGGTAACAAGTTTGCCGTAATGACAGGAGCTAAAAACTTCATCGATACTGGTGATGGTCTTGCAATGAGAATTGGAAGAAATAAAACCAGTTCTAACTATTTGAAAATTACTCTGAACATGATGGATCTTTACGATGTACGTTTTTCCAGAGTAAGTCCTATGGGCGGTGAAAGGTCAGTTACCGAATACAATAACGTATACAATGATTCTCTGGTAGATGTTTTTGAGAAACATACAGGAATGTATACTTCACTATGATTTGTTCTTACTGTTACAAAACAGGAATTAAAGCTAAACATGATGTCGGGCATTGGTGGAACAATCCACCAGAGTCCGTTTTTGTATGTTCAGATAGATGTCATACAGAATTAAAGAAATTACTTAAAGACGGAAAGTGGATGACACATAGACCGCCAGAAATGTTTGGTAAGAAAGAACGTAAACCCAGCCCAAATTTTGACAAATGATTAGATACAGATACAAAAAAGTCATAGGAATGATAATACTTCTTCTTATGGTTTATTCGTATGTTTCATTCTTTCCAGAATGGAACTCTTTTTTATTCCATGATTTCATGCGCTTTCTGAGATGGATAAATCTTCCAGATAGTGGATGGTTGTTTTTAGATAAATATATTTACAACGGAGCTTTATGAAAAGACCAATATTTGTAGACACAAGTCATTTGACTGAGGAACAGAAATGTATTCTTGCTATCGAACAAGCATTATCACAACATAATGAATATCGAGTGGAAGAATTACGACATAGACTTATGAAACTCAGTATAATGACATTAGATGATGATGACCGCGAAGTGTTAGATTATTGGGGCGAATAATGATTATAGTGCCAGTTGCAACAGTATTTTTAATAGGAATACTTTCTGTAGGTGGAATTGTTTATTTTGAGCCACCAGAATGTCCATCAAAATATATGAAACTGGAAAAGGGTGGTGGAGTATTACAAAACAAAGGAGATATAGTTAGATACTGTGTTCCATATGGAACAAGGTGGACACTAAGAAAAAATGATTGAAGCTGTGATATGGTTTCTTCCGTTTCTTACGGAAGCTTGGTTATGGGAAAAGTCAGTAAACATTGCAATAGGACTGACTGTATTATTTGG